TTGTTGTTACAATCCTTGTTATTGGCTTTTATCCTTGTGGATAAACCAAGACAACCTTTGCTTAAGAGTAACCCGCGAGGGTTGCACTTCGGCAAAAGGCAACTCAGGATGATTGGACTCATCCCAGAGAGCCAAAGGTATGTCCTTAAGGCCTTCGAGAAAATACTCGTAATGCTTACGAGCAAATCCCGACTTAAGGAATACAGACTTAACCTTCTCGTCGAAGGTTGAAACTTCCTCTTTAATATCATCTTGCAAAATGATATTAACTAGGTCGTTTGTAGAAGTGCCATAGTCAGAGTAAATCTGATTATTGACATGACTACTTAGACCCGTGAGGGAGTCCAACACTCGTTCTTTGAAGCATAACATCAGTCCGTCCTTAATCATCATCTCTAGGTTTGAACCTGGATATGACCAATTAAGTCCGTAAGGATGTATGAAGTCCGGAATGTGTGCAAACACATCAAGGATTTCATTCTGCTTCTTAGAGAGAAGGAGCCTGATCCTCGGACCTATGAGACGGGCAAGATCAAGGAAATTATCATCTGAGATCTTTCTCCACTTTAATTGTGGATAAATATTTTCAGAGGTAATAACCTTTCCAGCGAACTCAGCAAGTTCGTTAGAAATTAAGGTCTTGTCAGCCGCATAGGGGCATGCCGCTGTACTTAGAAATGATATGTAATCATTGAATAATCTCTTATCCAAGATCACAACATCATCTCCAAGGACAAAGAATTCATGATTGTATTTCCTACCCAAAAGGGTAAGAAGTACAAGACCATGAGTTAGTGTGAAAGTAAAGAAAGAAGGGTTAAACCCTAAGGGTTGACCCTTCCTCCAAACTATCTCACCTAATTCAGAGTGCCAGTTAGCCCGTGAAACATCACGGAATAATTTGACATATGAATTATCTTTGCCATAGATAGTTTCCAAAACTATCTGTTGCAGTTCATAAGGGAAGTAATCTGTCGCAGAAGACAAATCCACAGAGTGGACAAATCTTTTGTTCAAGAGAGCTTCTTTTATGAATGGCATCGCCTTGCCTTGATCGTGGGTACAATCCCAATCAAGAGTCCGGACAAGTTGACCTAAGTCATTTTTAAGTGGCTGTGAAGCCACCTGAAATAGACGATAGGGTGAAGCAATGCTTCGCAACTTGTAACCAGGTTCCTGAAGGAAATGAACCTCACCAGCCACCATGGGGGTATATGAAATGTCATCTTCATGCACAGAATCACAAAACCTGTGGATGTCGATGCCTTTAAAAACATGACAATATATGTCATGCCATAAAGATTTCACATGCTTCCATGTCTGATCGTTATCAGTAAGGAAAACCTCACTGAGTAACTTTTCAGATTGTGGAACTGGACCAATATTAACTGTTGGGGCACGCTTATTAGGCGAACCCCTCCAGATTAATAATGGCTGAGGATTTCCACGAATGGTTCGTTCCCGGATAGTGGCCTTTATCGTTCTTCCAAAGGAACGAATAAAGGAATTCGGTATTACTACCGGATTAGCATTGACAGCTGTTAAGAATTTCTTCTTCTGTGCATCAGTCAATTTGACTGATGTCCAGTGCGTATATGCCATAAAGGCGCTAAGAACCTTATAAAAGTTCTTATCGGACTTTAAGGCCCAACGCAGCAGGCTGCCAATCACGCCCTTGATCTCACCCTTACGATTCCTTGCTAAAGGAGTAGTAACAGGAGATTTCGAGCGCAACTGGATGAGTGTAAGTTTTAACGATTTACATCGTTTTACTGTCCACTCCTCCCCGCTACACACTGTCCACTTAAGTAATAAATCCACAAATGGATTTATCGCATAAGTCGGAACACCAATAACAGAGAGTCGTAACGACAAACCCGATCGCGAGCTCCTCATTGCTGAAGAGTTCATGATACTGGTCCTTTCTGTGCAGCAAGCACATTGGGATTCATATCCGATCAAGTAGTTGTCGAAACTACCTCAGGTTAGATGGACTCCCGAGTAGCCTTTAGTATGGGGGTGATAAACAAGTGGCTTTCATATCAGCTCGATCCTGGAGATTCCTTCACGATCGGGGATATGCTGGGTACTTTGGTAGCTATGAGTGCATTACTTATAGCGTTGTCTAAGTAGGCTTTGAGTGATTCAACCTGATTCCTCAGAGGATTTGCGTCGGCCTTGGCCACGGTCAAATCTTTAAGAGTATCAGTTGTTTTCACAAGAGCCATCTTAGCTTCAGCTAATTGTGAAGCACGATAGATGCCACGTATTACAGCTTTCTCAGATCGGCTAAGGATTTCCTCAGCCATCGAAGCGTGTACGA